GTTGTATAGATTATTCCAGCAAAGACATCAGGAGTTGGCTTTCCTTTATACTCACAGATTATTTCCATTGTTTCTAATTTAAAGACATGAAATGTGCTAGAATCAGCGCCATCGCCTCTTGCCACATCGGCAACCAATAAATATGTGTTTTCATCTTTCGGTTCTTCCCAAATCCAAGTATTTCTATCAAATCCAACACGATGAACTGGATCTGTAATCATCCCTTTAATACGCATAATATCATCTGGATGGACAACAGTGTCGCCAGAAGTATTAAAGTTACATTCGTATTCTTGAGCAATTTGTCGCTTGCTCATATTCTTTGTTTCTACTTCGAACCATTTTTTGTCTCTATCTGGATGCGCATCCCATTTCAAACTTACAGGAAAGAATTCATTTTCACCGCTTTCGGCGCCTACATAAGTTTCGTGAAACCAATCGCCAACACCATTTGGAGTTGAAATAGCAATACATCGCCCACCGGTTGAAATTGTAGGATAAAGACCAGTCCATAGATCATCTAATCCGTCAATGTGCGCGGCCTCATCAATGACGAGAAGAGACAGCGCTTCTGAACGACCCGCATCGCCAGAAGTTGATGATGCTTTGACTTGCGACCCATTACTCAATTCAATGCTGTTTTTGTTATCTACAGCAAAATCAGCTATGCGTATCCATTCCGGAAGGTTCTTTAAAATGATTTTTACTTTTCTCACCAAGTTCGCAGCTGTTGAAAGCTTAGTCGCAACAATAAGAACATTTTTATCTCTGTGAAATAATACCAGCCACGCCACATAAGCTGCTGTAATCGTTGATATTCCTAGCTGTCGCGCTTTTAAAACTACAATAAATCGATGAAGGGCAAGATTATCTACTAAATCTCCTTGAAAATCATATGTCTTGAATGGGATTAGGCCTTTGCCTGGGTGAGGGATCTTAGCGTAAGTATTAATAAAATAAGTTGGCTTCTTACCAGACTTGACTATCTCCTTGACTATTTTTTCTTTGGTGAGTTTGTAGGCCATTAAGCATCTTTTCTAGTTACGTTTTGTGGCTTCTTATCTGTGCTTAGCTCAAGAAACTTTTTAAAATTTGCTTCGAGGCGGTCTTCTGAAGGTTCTCCGACTGGAATGACGTCAGTCATATTACCAACGGTATATGTCTTTGTTGCTTGCACCCAAGTTCTAATTCGGGACATATTTTGAAGCATAAAATCACACGGACCATCTTCTTTGAGAGAGAGAGCGTCTCCGGTTACTTTCTTATATTCTTTCTTTAAAAACTTTGCGATATCGGCATATGTCTCTTCCAGTTCTTGATCAAGCTTTGTATTGTGAAAAGCAGACATAGGCATCTCTGACTGATAGGAGACTATTAGTTGTGGGCCACTCATTCGAACATTAAATCCGTCCATCACTCTAGAATCATTAATGGCGCAACCTTGCTCTCTTTTGAGACCTACAGCCTTGTCTTCGCCATCTACAACAAATCTCTCATCGTGTGAACCATCATAAGCATTTGCTGCTGCTTGATTGATTCCTCTTACTATATCATATACTGTAGCCATTTAGTTTGCTCCTGTCTTTTTAGTATAGACCCGTTTTCTATCTTTATCTAAAATATAAACTTCATACCTGCCACGCTGCTGTTCGGCAGCATGCTTGGCAGCTTCTAATGTGTCACGGTTTTTACCACCGGAATCAGGCACAAGCTTTGGTTTGTCTCCTTTTTTATCTATTTCATAAACTTTAAAAGGGCCCTCACCAAATACCTCATTTAAATCTCTCGTTGCTGTTTCGTTTAAAAAATAACGAGGGTCAATTCTTTTTTTATTCTTTCTTATCATTGTTAGGTCTCCAGCCACTTAGCCATCGCTCTTCTCTGTCTTCTACCCATTGAATGTAACATTTCCAGCAACAGTCAAACTTATTCATATAAAGATCATCTTTCATATTAAAAGAATATTCACTACACGTAGTGCAAACTCTTTTACTTTCTCTATTAATTAGATTTTTAGATAATAAAAAGCCTTCTTCATTAATTTTCTCATCATTATCTGCTTTTTTGCGTTGTCTCGAATAAAATTCTTTTAGCTGTTGGAGGTATTCTTGTTCTTTCTCATCGTCCCATTTAGATTTGGGATTAATAATTGCTTCTTGGCCAAACTTTTTAGCGATGGCCTTTTCTACTTTTACTATTTTGTTTAGATCTTTTTGCTTCATGTTAATATATCAAATGTAGTTTCGGTACTAGCTGAAGCGGCAATGTTGTTGCTTTTAAATATTTTCCATTTATTAGCTAAATAGGTGGTTGCTAGTGTATATTCATCTGGGGCCAAAGCTTTGTTAAAGATCAGTATTTCTCCTATACTTCCCGAAAAACGCATTGCGCCATTGCTAGTATCAATTGAATAACGCTCGCCAATAAAGAACCCTTCCATTCCTTTAGTCCCGACAGTCGTGCTTCCTTGTATCCCTAAGCTTCCGGTAATATACGCATTTATATATGAACTATATTGATTAAATAATGCTGAAATTATATCTAAAGAGCCTGTAGTATATTCTGTAATGCCCAATTCTGCGCCTGTAGACCCAGCCCATAATCCTAAATTAAACGGAAGGCGGCCGACGACATTACGATAGGTCACATCATTACCATCACATATATATTCCCATGCCATATTATAAGTGGATCCGGTATTAGCTAATTCGATAGCCATAAGGATGGTATTTGGCTGGACGTATGAGCCGCCATATGCGATTGCGGACCCAGTTAAGTATTCTCCTCTCATAAACTTTGCTGCTTTCTTGCCATGAATTGACTGCCAAGATGGCGCAATTACTTTTGTGCCGCGTACAGGGCCCCAAGTGCGATCTGTAATTTTACACACAGCCTGTAAAACTATTGTATCTGATTCAATGGTTTCCGATGTTAAATCAGGAGGAGTGCCTCCATTATTGTACAGCTCTTTTACTTGTTCCGATGTAATTGCTGAGTCAAATACGACAACATCATCCATATAGCCATTCCAAAAATCGCTTAGTGAACCACCATCATATTCGGCACCAATTGTAAACTTATCTGTATCGGCTATAACCACCTGACCACCTTCGTATGTAGAGTCCAAAACTCCATCTACATATATCCGATACACATCACCATATCCTCCACCAATAGTATAAACCATCCCAACATGGTGCCATTCTTCATCATTTATAGAAACATTCCACTTATAGCCTCTGTAGTCTGTATCATATATTTTTACTTTACCATCTTTCATAATAAACAAAATACGATTTCCGCCAGAAGAATCATTTATACCAAAAATTATTCTAAATGTTGCTGAGCCGTTATCTCCTGTTTTTACCCACGCAAATGCTGACCAGTCAGTACCAACCATTTCATCACAAAGTTCGTCTATCTCAACAGAAGTGCTAGAGCCGTTAAATTGTAAGGAATAGGTTCCCGATTTCTTATGTGTGCTATTCCACGTACCATTACTGATGACGCCGTCTAGATCATTTCCAGCTTGGGACCGATCAGTTAAAGTGGTGCCAGAACCTCCCTCTTCCATATTATAATATGCTAAAGGATTACCAGGATTTACAGCTGTTGTTGTAACATAATCCGGATCGCTAAAGTCAATCCAGTTAACAAGCTCTGATATAGAAGAAGAGTTAAAGGTTTCCCATTTTTTAGGATTATCAGGGCCAAAGTTTGAAACTTGGCCGTGTCCAGCCATTCGTTCTTTTCTAGGCATTTTAGGCACTCACTCTGTTAACAAATCCACTTAGTGAGATTTTATTGGCTACGCCAGCAAAAGCCTTTACTATTAAAGAATTTTGCAAAATAAGACCCGGTGTAACCAAAGTCAAGCCAGATTCACTTGGAATAGTTATTGTAATATAATCATCCGGATCAGTAGTGCCTCCATATAATATAGTTAATTCCACTGGAGTTTGATCATTGTTGGTAGCATATATCCACACTTCATCGAAATAAGTTGTTCCTGATTGTGCGGTATGAATCGTTATTGCGCTACCGGCTACAGTAGCAGTTACTTTAATTTGTTTTCCGTTAGTGGTCCCACTTAATTTTTCTTTACTATAACTCGCCATAAATTAACCTCGTCATCTAGTGACTAAATATTTGATTAGCTAAAATATTATTTATATCAGCTGCGATTCCACCAACAGAAGAAGGATTAAAATTGGTTCCATCC